CATTTCAACAACCATTTCAACAACCATTTCAACAACCATTTCAACAACCATTTCAACAACCATTTCAACAACCATTTCAACAATTTGGACAACCATTACAACAACCATTTCAACAATTTGGACAAAATACTGCATTTCAACAACCGCAATTTATGGAATTTACACCTGCAGGACAAGAACAAATGGAACCAGTTGCAAATATATCACAACCAAACTCATTAGAACAAAATAAAAATAAAAATACACTAGATATATTTAAAACACTTGCAAAAATGAGTGATATAAAAAGATATGTTTAATCATAAATTTTAAATTCAGGAATGCTAATTATTTTATCTATTAAATATGTTTCATTATCAATTTTAATTGGAGTACCTGAATTATCAATTGCGATTTTTCCAACTGGATAATTTAAGTCATAGTCATAAATAACATTAGTTTTGTCATAATACCAATAATATTTTGGTTTTGAATATAAATTATCACTAGTTTTAAATGTTGATAATATTTTTCTAACTTTTATTTTTATTATTGAGGATTCTTTTGAATTTAATCCATTATTTATTTTTTGATCAAATTCTAATTTGTCTTTATATGCAGCACCAATATTTTCTTCTAATAATGATTCTTCATTAAATTGAAAACATCTGTATTTAGATCCCATCATATTATGTGCTTTAAATAATTCGCAATCAATTGCCGTTTCTTTAATCGCTTCAATAAAACTTAATAATAAATTATTTTTTCTTCTAGATAAATTTTCTAGTTTTTCATCTATTGTTTCTTTACCATTTTTTCTAATAACTTTATATCTAAATACATCAACTTTTCTTTCATCCATTGGTAAATCTGCATGATGACATTGTCGTACTGCTCGTCCAATAACTTGTTCTATTTTAGCTTCATTCCAAAATGGTTCCATTATATGAACTTGTCTAACATTATATAAATTAATACCTTCTGCACCAGCCGGGGAAATCATTATTACTTTAATAATTTTTCCATAAACATTATCTGGTCTAGAATTAAATGCTCTTTTATTTGATTCTCTTTTTTCTCTTTTAATTGCTCCATGATATTCAACATATCTAAAATAATCATGTTGACTATCTAATTGATTTTCAGAATAATTAACAAATCCAAATAATTGCATATATATTTTTAACATTTGCAATCCTTCCATTTCAACATAATTAGAATAAACTAATACTGGTCCTTTTGATTTTAAAATATTAAAAACCATCATTGTCATTTTTGGTGAACTCCCATATAATGCATTATATAATTGTGATTTTTTTTTTTCTTCTTCATGAAATTTAGTAAATCCTCCATCATATTTTGTTTTACAAATTTTAACATCATCTTGTAATGTATGTTTATTATCTTTATCTTTTCGGTGTATATCTTTTAAATAATCAATAAAACTATTAACAAATAATTTACATGCATTAATATATGCGGCTACTTCTTTATTTGTTTTAATTAATAATCTTTTTTTTTCTTCATCTTTACTTTCATCCATAATTTGTGCATCACTTTCTTTTATTTTAAATTTACCAGGTCTTGGACGTAATTCACCATTTACTTTATCATTTATATTTGGAAATATAAAATTTGATGCTTGTCTAGTATATGAACTATATGTTCCAGTATTATCACCAATTTTACCTCTAGACATTCTTAATCTTATTTTTTCTTTTTCTTCTTCTATTGTTTCAAAATATGTATATACTTCTTCAAAATATTCATCCATATATATATTTTTATAATGAGTTATTTTTTTAGCATATTTATCAGGAGTTGCTCCTAAATAATATGAAGTTAATCCTAAAATACGACGTTGAAACATATTTTTAGTTTCTTCATTTAATGAAGAATAATTTGATGATGAAATATATAATTGACTAAATATTGCTTCACTTGTTGGAAATGAATCAGGTCTTAATAAATTATAAATTAAAGCATATTCATAAGGTGTATTTGCGGCAGGTGTACCAGATAATAATAATATACGATTATTTGAATTTTCTTTTTTTTCTTGTTGAATGTAATCATAAATAATTTGTGCACGTTTGCCTTTTTTAGAAGAAATATTATTATAAACATTTGTTATAAATTTTTGCGCTTCATCAATAATAAATAAAAATGGTTTTGAACTATCAACTTTTTTTATCTTTTCAAGAAAATCACGATCTGCAAAAGGACTATCATAATGAACAAATATTATATTATTAAATCTTTGTTCATAATTTTCTTTTTTTAACCAATTACCAATATCTTTTAACCAAGGATCATCTCTTAAAGATGCAGGTATTAATATAAACACGTTCCATTTAGGTGTATAATTATACAATACATTATAAACATTAATAGCAGTTACAGTTTTGCCGGAACCTAATCCATGATATAATAATAGATCCTTAAAGGGTGATCTATAATCTAAATATGATCCTATAAATTTTTGATATGTTGTTAATTCAAATAGTAATTTTTCATTACATGGATCTTCCCCTTCTTTTCTAACTATTTCAGGTAATATGTATTTTTTAAAATTATGCATAACCCAGTTTGGAAATATTCTACCATTTTCATCTAATATAATATCTTTTTTATTATTCATATTAAGTGAATATAGAAAATAAAATATTAATTTTATAATAAATATTTTATTTAAGTTTATAAATTAATAACTACAAAATTGTTTAACAAATTTAAATTTTTTGCCTTTTATGTGAACATTCAATAATATTATCTGATTTGTATTTATTTATAAATGTATTTAATCTTTTATTATATAATTCTTTGTTTTCATTAGTAAAAACATAATTACTAATATATGGATAATTTATATATAAGTGCACAAACATTATATAATTATCATTAATTATTGATTTAATAATATATCTATTATCAAAATTAAAATTCAATTGATTTGATGTTAATAACTGCAACATTTTATAATAATTATATTCATAAGCTAAATTACATATTTGATAAGTTGCATTAAGAACACACCCTTTTTCTATTAAAAAACGAACAGTATTTACTTTATTGCCTTTAATTGCATTTTCAATTGTCTGTTGATTAAACGAAAATCCTTGATCATATAACCAAATAAAATTTTCTGTGTTCCACCAAAAGGCTGCTCTATTAAGAATTCCAGTAACTCTTCCAATATTTTTTTTTAATAACCATTCCATTAAATATACTTCACTATCATTTATTAATGATACTAGTTGTAAAAATTTACTAAGAGTTAAATTACTAAAATTGTCTGTAACAAAATTATCAACATTACTTTCATACTCATTATATATTAAACAATTATAAATATCTACATATTTATTAAAAATTAATTCTGTATTTTGAAATACATAATTTAAATTCATTTTATTTTCTATAATCCATTCTAATATTTCTAGAGACTTTTTTCCTATTAAAATATAATTTAATATTTCAATTTCAGTAGTAAGTTCAATACGATTTTCATTAACTAACTTTATAAATAATTCTGAATTATTTACTATTGCGGCTAATTCACATAATTGATTAAAATTAATTGTATAGTTATTAATTATATATTCAATCCAATTATTTGTTTTATTTGTACAACAAACATGAACTATTTTGGTAATATTTTCATTAATAAAATGTGCATAATATTGTATTAAATATTTTAAATAATCAATGTTTTTATAATAAATACCACATTTTAATATATCAGTATATGAAACAAAAAAATGATATTCTCTTAAAAGTTTAATACAATCTAAATTTTTAATAATAAACTTACTAATATTTGGACTTATTAAACGTCTTTTACATAAATATTTTAATAAATTTAAATTATTATCATTTGCAATTTCATAATATATTATATTTAATGGCTTTAATAATGTCATAAATACTGGTAACATTTTAAAGCTATCATTAAATTCTATAAATTCATTAATATTATTTGAAATTAATTTTTTATTATTATATATTAAATCATAAATTACCATATCTGATACTATCCAAAATTTATATAAATTTAATAATCTTTTAATATCATCAATATTAATAACACTTGTATCAAAATTATTATAATTAGATGGTACATAAATACACGTTATATTACTATCTTCTTCCGTTGCATTTTTATAAAAATCAGATTCTTTAAAAATATTAGGAATATCATTTATATTAACAGAAACCATATTTGCCATATTATATAAAATATTTTTATTATAAAAAGAAATTTCAATTTTTTTTAAATATAGAATATAATAAATTAAAAAATATTAAAATAAATAAAGCCATTAAAATTAATAATATCGTATCTTTATTATCAAAAATAATGTGTTGAATTTTGTTGACCAATTTTGATGAAAATTGTTTTTTAATTTTCATTCTACATTTTGGACATTTATTTAAGTGACTTATAAAATCATCACATGTAAAAACACATTTTTGTATTGGTTTTTTAGTTTGTTGTGGTTTTTCAACTGGTATTTCTAAAATACGATTATCATTAATAGCATAATTTACTTCATCAAAGTTTTCAATTATATTATTTTCATATTTTTTATATTGATCAGTAATGTAATCAGCTTTTCCCCATGCATCTTCTAATGAACAATAATTCATAATTAAATTAAAATATATTAAGTTAATTTAGATAATAAATTTTTCTAAATAATAATATATGAATGCTTTATTATATATGATATGTATTATTATATTTGTATTAACTGATACAATTTTAAATAATAATCAAATTATTATAATTTATAAAAATCCAGTATTTAAACTTATTTTTTTATTTTTAATTTATTTATATGGTAATAATGATATAATATTAACAGCACTTTTTGCAATATATTATGTTTATTTAGGTCAAAAAATTCAAGAAAAAGAACTAAAAAGTATTTTATAAAAAAATATTAATTGTAAAGTAAATAAAAAAAACATGCGTTGAATTAAAGAAAAGAATATTTATACATATAATGAGTTCTGAAACATCATCTGAAATAACGAGTATTAAATATTTAGATAAAAATGGAAATCAATTAGATACAAAAACAGAAAATAAACGACAAACTACAGATACTGATTTTCATTTTGGATTAATTGCTAATCAAGAAAAAACATTAAATCCAAAATCCGAAAGTTCTGATTTAGACAATATAATTAATTCTTCTGATACAGTAAAATTAAGTGATTCTAGTAAATCAAGTAATTCAAGTAATTCAAGTAAAACTAGTTCTATACGCAGTAAAAAATCAAATTCTAGTTCAAAACCACGTATAGAAAATATTAATATAAATTCACCTGTTTATAAATTGCCAGTAAATAATAATGTTAGTGATCCACCTAATAATTTTAATCCACCTAATAATTTTAATCCACCTAATAATTTTAATCCACCTAATAATTTTAATCCCCCTAATAATTTTAATTCAACTAATAATTTTACTGGTCCAATGAATAGTAGTTTTATTCCAAGTGTTGAACCATCAGTAATTCCAACTGCACAATTAACACCACAAGAAATTAGAATGAAAAAAATTGAATTATTACGAAGATTAAGTGAAATTAAAGCAAAAGGATACTCATTAACAAAAGAATATGATTTTAATTCTTCAATTGATGAAATGGAATATGAATATGCTTTGCTAAAAAGTTTTGCCGATAAAAGAAATGGTGTAAAAATATATAAAAATATTTTATTAAATGGTATATCTTTGATGGAATTTTTAAATGAAAAATATGATCCATTTGATTTTCAATTAAAAGGTTGGTCAGAACATATATCAGTTGAAGTTGATTCTTATGAAGATATTTTTGAAGAACTATATGAAAAGTATAAAGGAAGTGGTAAAGGAACACCACCCGAATTACGATTAATTTTACTAATTTTAGCATCAGGTGCTGCATTTCATTTTTCTAGAACACAATTAAGTGGAATACCTGGTGTAAGTACAGCAGCAACTGGAGTAATTAATAAAATGATGTCTAATCCAAAAAAAGATAGTCAATTTATGTCACCTCAAGAAATTAATTTGGAAAAACAAAAACAAATGTTAAGAGAAAAAGAAAATGAAATGAAACAAAAGAAAAAAAATCAACCATCCCAATTTAACAACCAACAATTTAACAACCCATCGCAATTTAACAATCAACAATTTAATAACCAACAATTTAACAATAACCCATCCCAATTTAATAATCAACAATTTAACAATCAACAATTTAATAATCAACCATATAATTCTAGTATGACAAGAGATATGCCAGACATTAGAGCCCCTGAAAATGTTCAAGAAATTTTAAGTAGAATTAAGCATATTCAACAAAATAATAATAGTTTAAATAATACAACAGAAACGCAAGAAAGTACAGTAAATGACAGATTAGTTTCAGATTCAACATTTAGTGAAAATAAAAAACGCGGTAGAAAACCAAAAAAATCATTAATTTCTATTGATACAACATAAAAATTTATATTATATTATAATGTGTTATAAATATAAAAAAATAATATTTGATAATCCAATATTTAAAAATACAGTTGATGCAACTTATATTATTCATTTAAAAGGTAATGGACGGTTAAAACATATTATTAATCAACTCTCTATTTATCATCCAACCAGAATTGTTTATATTCTTTTTAATAAAGGATATAAAAAATGCAACAAATTAAATTTTATTACAAATCCTCCATTAGATTTAGTAGATTGTAATATTAATATATTTAATCATGCCAAATCATTAAAATATAATAATATATTAGTTTT